AACTAAAAATAAAGCTGGAACATATACTACTCAGTTTACTTTTAAAGTAAATTCTGGTTCAAGCGATAGTTTTTATTCAGATCCAGGGCTTAGGCTAAGCAGAGGCATGAGGGTAATATCAAACGCAGGTATTACAAATTGTGTTATAACTTATACGGCGTAAAATATGGCTACTGAATTTGATTATCTTAGAGATCTAGTAACTACTAACCCTGACGGAACTGTTAATGTTGGTGGTGTTACTTATGCTGCTGATGGTAGTGGTATTATAGAAGATTATGGTACGGTAAGTGATGCACAACAATATTTAGATAGTGGTGCAGATACTATAGCAGATACACTTTCCGGAGATAATGTTTATTTAGAAAGTCTTGGTTATGTTTATGATCCAAGAACAGGAAGTTATGGTCTTCCACCTGAACCTGAACCTGAACCTGAACCTATAACTGATCCTCCGCCTAAACTTGAACCAAACCCACCACTAGATATAGATTTAGAGCCTGGAACTCCAACCCCACTTGAGCCAGAACCTCAGCCTATTACCTTACCAAGTTCAACTGCTCAAGAAATTGCTAATGCTTTAATAGAAAGAGGTCTAGGTAGCACTGCTGATTTTTTCTTACAAGGAAGTACAAATCTTGATGATATAATTGCAAGATATGGTGGTGATGAATCTTTTATGGATTTAGTTAATCGTTATGATCCAACAACAATGCCTGAATTTACAGGTAATATTACCTACAATCCATACAATCAAGATTTTGGTGATGGAACTGGAAGAAATCAAGTTGTTTACTTAGATCCTACAACAGGTAAGGCTGCTATGGGTCTTGCATCAGAGGTAAATGCTCTTTATCCAGGAATTGAAACATTTGCTGGGATAGATGCATTTCGTGCTGCAAATCCCGATCCAACTTTATTTGATCCTATTGCTGATACAACTGTTGAAGAAACAGTTACACAACCAACAACAGATGCAGGTGTTAACTATGAGCAACTTTACAATGATTTATTAGCTCAACAAAATCAACCTTCTAGTCAAACAGGTCTTGGAGATATGAGTGGTCTTATGGGTTTAATAAATCAATTTATGCAAAGCCGTAATTCACTACAAGGTGCTGGTCGTTACAATAATATGTATGGCAGTATGTATGGTATGGGTTATGGTAATCCTTTTAACTCAGGAATGGGTTATGGATATGGAATGAACCCATATGCAGGTGGAATTGGTTCTTTTTATGGTAACACAGGACTAGGATTCTCACCTTCTGGTTATAATTCAGGATATGGCTCAGGTTATGGCATGAATAATATGTTCTATGGTGGTTTTGGTGGTAATAACTATAATCAAATGGCCTACAATCCTTATTCATCATTATATAATCAACTAAGCAACCCTCAAACATATGGTTATTCTGGTGATATTTACACACCTGAGTATAGTTCTTATTTAAATACTCCATTTGAGGGCAGCAGATACTCTCAAGGATATCAAGATTATCTTCAACAAAACAATCCAGGAGTATACACCAATCTGTTTGGTGGAGCTGTATAATGGCTAAACCTACAGTAGCATCAGTAGAAACTAAAATTGATTCACATGTTGATGCATGTAGTGAACGATATGATGCAATAGATAAAAGACTTTATAGAATAGAGTTTATATTGATTGGTGCTTCAGCAAGTGTAATAGGATTGCTATTAAAATTAGTGATGGCGTAGATATGATAGGACAAGCAATTTTAAGCGGATTAGGCTCTTTAGGTAACTATGCTAGTTCATTTTTTAATAGTGCAGCTCCTGCTTTTGCAGTATCAGGAGTGCCAACTTCATATGGAAGATCTAGTCCTAATCTTAATGTAAATTCAAGAGGTTCAGGAAACCCATTAAGTGCACAAAATGCAAGTAGTATGTTAGGTATGTCAGGCATGTCAGCACCTCGTAAAACATTAGACGATTTTGATTTTGGACCTTTTAGTTATGGGCCTAACGAAACAAGGCATCCAGGTTTTACAGGATACGACATTACACAAATGATGATTGGTCAAGATCCTGAGTTTATGTCAAGAATTTATTATGGGCAAGAAGCTGATAGATTAGCTGGTGGTGGTGTTGAGAATACTTTAGCAGCTATGCAATATATTATGGATAGAAATAAAGCACGAGAAGCAGAAAGATTTGCAAAATACGGCAATCCTGAACCTGGTTCTAAATTTGCAAACCCAAACCTTAGAAATCAACAACCTACATATGCAAGTAGACAAGATTATGATCAGCCTCAAATGACTGATGTAGATATTTTTGGATCTTTATTATAATGCCAATTTCGAGAGCTCAAATGAATAAACAAATTCAAAATAAAAAAAAAGTAAAAAAAGTTACTAAAGGATTGAAAAAAGCAAGTAAATTACATGCTAAACAAGCTAAAACTTTATCTTCTTTAAAATTTAAAGAAGGTGGTTTAGTAAGTTATAATGGACAACCTTTGAAACCGGGAGAAAGAACTGGTAATATAGGTTGTGGTGCAATAGCTCCAGGAAAACGCAAGTTTACTAAAATAGGATAATGACATGGCAACCAGTAATAGTAGAGATTTTGAATTAGACGTAGCAGAATACGTTGAAGAAGCATTTGAAAGATGCGGTCTACAATTAAGAACTGGTTATGATTTAAAAACTGCTCAAAGAAGTTTAAATCTTATGTTAGCTGATTGGGCTAACAGAGGTTTAAATCAATGGACAGTTGTTCAACACACAGAAACTTTAGTTCAAGGTCAAACAGATTATAGTTTACCAGAAGGTGCTATTGATGTTTTAGGTGTTGCTTACAGAACTTTAAACAACGGACAAACTTCTGACATAATTATCCAACCTATTGGAAGAAATGAATATTTACAGATTCCTGATAAATCAACACAAGGTCAACCAAGTCAATATTTTGTAGATAAACAAATATCTCCAAAGATACAAGTATGGCCTACATCAAACAATAACTCTGATAGTTTAGTATTTAATTATCTTAGAAGAATAGAAGATGCAGACTACGGTCCAAACACAATGCAAGTTCCGTTTAGGTTTTACCCATGTTTAGCTGCTGGTCTTGCTTATTATCTTTCTATTAAGAGAGCACCAGAAAGAACTATGTTGTTAAAACAAAGTTATGAAGAAGAATTTAAAAGAGCCTCTGATCAAGACGAAGTTCGTCAAAGTTATCAAGTTAGACCTTCTATGCGAAGCTATAGGAGACTTAGTTAATGGCTTATGCAAACGGAAGAAGAGCTCTAGGACAATGTGATAGATGTGGACAAAGATATCTACTAAAAGAATTACACAATGAGTGGAATGGTTTTAAAACATGCTCAGAATGTTGGGAACCTAAACAACCTCAACTTGAAGTAAGATTAAACTTTGCTGATCCACAAGCATTGTATGAACCAAGACCTGATAAAGATGTACCAGCGGGTGAAGGTTTAGTTAGAACAACAAAAATAAATGCTTTTAACTCTTTGGTAGTAGATCCAATTGGTACAGCACTTACATTTTCTTCTATTAATGGTAGTGTAGGAACAGTAACGGTGGTAACAACATGACATTAGCAGAATTAAAAACACTTATACAAAATTACACACAAAATAATGAAGCTACTTTTGTAAGCAGTCTAAATGATTTTATTATATCTGCTGAAGAAAGAATGTTAGAGCTTGTGCAAGTTAATGTTTTTAGAAAAACAGCTACAGGTAATGTAACGCAAGGAAATAGATTTTTAAAAGGTCCTACAGATTATTTAGCGTCTTTTTCTTTAGCAGCAATTGATGCAAATGGTGATTATCATTATTTAGATAAAAAACACCCATCTTTTATTCAGGAATATGACATAGACCCAGCTCAAGCTAATTTAAATGGATTACCAAAATATTACGCAGATTTTGATGCTGGTAGTAATACAGCAGGTGAAGACAATACATTTTTAGTTGCTCCTACTCCTGATGCAAATTATACTATGGAATTAAATTATTTATATAGGCCTCCAAGCTTAACAGTAAACACAAATGGTACTTACTTGTCTGAAAATTCAAGAAATGCACTATTGTATGGTTCTTTAATTGAAGCTTATATATTTATGAAGGGCGAACCTACCCTTTTAGCAGAATATGAAAAAAGGTTCATGGAAGAAATATCTCGTCAGAAAAACCTATTTGAAGGTAGAGACAGACGAGATGAGTATCGTTTTGATAGTTTAAGAATAGAGGTGACTTAATGTTTACAGAAGAACTAGGACCTAAATTAGGTCAAGTAGAAGTGGTAACTACAAACAATACCGGATTAGGAGTTGATTATTGGGCTGATAGAGCTACTGATAAAATTATTTCTGTATCCGCTGACGCTCCTCCTGCAATTAGAGAGCAGGCAGAAGCATTTAAAGAAAATGTAAGAAGTGTAATGACTTATTACATAAAACAAGCTATCTTGTCTGAACGTACAACTATATGTGGTACATTGTCCTCACAAGGACACAATGATATGGCCGAAATTATAAGGAGAATATAAAATGTCAATAACTCAAGCAATGACCACCAGCTTTAAGGTTGAAATGCTTCAAGGTGTTCATAATTTTACTAATGGTAGTGGCGGTGGATCCGCTAATACAGGAGCAACATTTAAAATTGCTCTATATACATCATCTGCAACTTTAGGTGCAGGTACTGCCGCATTTACAACAACCAATGAAGCTTCTGGAACTGCTTACACATCTGGAGGAAATACATTAACTAATGTAACACCATCAAATCCATCAGGAACTACTGCTATTACAGATTTTGCTGATACAACGTGGAGTACTTCTACTATTACAGCTCGTGGTGCAATGATTTATAATTCAACACAATCTAATAAATCAGTAGCAATTCTTGACTTTGGTTCAGATAAATCATCAAGTTCTGGTGATTTTACAGTTCAATTTCCAACACCTGATGCAACAAACGCTATAATTCGGATAGTCTAAATGCCTCATTTTAGCTTGAAAATAGCTGATAGGATTAAAGAGGCAAGTACAACAAGTGGAACCGGAACTCTTACTTTGTCTGGTGCTACTTTAGGGTTTCAAGCTTTTTCTGTTTTAGGAGATGGTGCTCGTACACAATACGGAATCACTAATGCAGCTGGAGATTTTGAAACAGGTATAGGAACATATACTGCAAGCGGTACTACGCTTAGCCGTGATTTTGTTTTTGAATCTTCTAATTCAAATGGTTTAGTTAATTTTAGTGCAGCGGAAAAAGATGTCTTTGTAACACTACCAGCTGAAAGAGCGGGTGTTTTATCTGCTGTTGATATATCTTCTGCTTCAGGAAATATTAATGGAGCACAAAGTGTTATACCAGAAACAACAGGTGGTTTTACACTAGGTGCAGTATTTACAGCAAAAGATGGAACAACAATAGGTGCAAATGGTTCAGTAACTGTTTTTGATAATGCAGTATATTATATTGCAGATACAGCATACGCTAACGAAGTTTCTCCCTTCTGGTCTGCTGGAACGATTACAGAAATTACAGTTGCTTTAGGGCAATTTAATGTGGTAGGCTCAGTAGCAATTACTGGCTCAGGAAGTGTTGAAGTCATTGACGCAACTTCTCATGCTGTATTAAATTTAGGTGACACGGTTACATTAAACGCATAGGATAAAAAAATGTCATTATTAACAGTAGATCAAATACAATATAATGGAGGAACAGCTCTTACCTTGCCAACAGCAACACCTGCAGCTGGTGATTTATTACAAACAAATGGTTCAGGCGTTCTTTCATGGAGAGATAGACTTCAAAAAGTAACAAATGCAGCAGGTACAGTTACTTACACAACCCCTGCTAACATTCAAGCTGGAAAAGCATTAGGAACAGCTGGAGGAAATACTATGGGTTGGTATTCTGCTGGTGGTGATCCAATGGAAATAAATTCTCATGTTGGTTGGAGGCTTGGAGATAAAGCAGATTTTTGTTCTACTATTAATACTTATGGTGGTACTGAAAGTCCTGGTCCTAATGCTAATGTCTCATCAATAAATTTAAAAATACCTAGTACTGTTAATGCATCAGATGTTATATCTTATTATGTAAGAGGTATTGGTATTGGTGGTTCATCTGGTAATTTTTACCTGCGTGCTAAACCTATTGACGCTAGTAATAATCCTATTGCCTATTCTGAAATAGGTCATTTGTTGCAAGTAATGGCTTCACAAAATGCCTCACAATATTACACAGGAAAAAATAATTTCATTGTAATAACAAACAATAGCCCTAATTATTTTCAACAATCAACTGCACAATCTGATACTACTAATGGAGATTTTAATGGATTTGGTGCGGCTAATATGTCAAGAAGAAGACAAAATTTTTATTTGCAGCATTATAATGCTAAATATGATTTTGATGGAACAGTAGATAGTTATTTACATAATGATACAACAGAAAATAGAATTTCAAGAGGAAGTCTTGTGTATCAAGGAACAGGTAATCAAGGTTCTTTTGCAATGTCAACAGGTTATGCTGCAGGTTTTCAATTCTATATTAATAATGGTCAATTCCGTAATGGAACTATAGAGTTATATTACTGTCTTAGAGATGGTGTGTAGGAGAAAAAAATGAGTATTTTAGTAGTAAATAGTTTAAAAAATTCATCTGGCGGTTCTCCAACTTTAACATGGCCAACTACAGATGGTACTGACGGACAAGTTTTACAATCATCAAACAATGCAGGTAATCTTATTTTTGGAGGAGCTCAGTTAGAAG